CCAACTAATGTTCCATCTGTACCAAGACTTGCCGCTACTGGCAAACCAGTTGGAATATAAATTAACTCAAATCTAACTGGAGTTTCAGATACGAAATCTGGGAAACCATCTGGGGTAGCTGCTGGAGTGATTGGCTGAATGCTCAACTTACCACTAGATACGGCGGTGATGTTGAATGTTCCAATGTTTGCCTTATTTACCGAGTCAATGATTTTGAGGTGCTTACCAACGTAAGTAGAGTCAAAAGTAAAGCTTGGAGAAGAGAAAACTCCTTGAGTTCCAAAGGCTGGTAGTCTTGCAACGTAACCGTCAAATCCAGTTGTGATTGTTTCAAAACTTTGGGTTACTGTATAACCGAAAGAATAACCAGAAGGTGGTTGAAGATCACTGAATATGAACTGACTTGCAGTTGGCTGTCCAGCAGTACCTAATGTATAGTAGGTATATTTATTTGGAAGTAACTGAGTTTCAACTTGAGTAGTTGGATTGGTTACGAAAACATGGATATCAGCATTGAAGTCTGGAACAACTCCAAGTGGGAACGGGAAAGTAAAGTCATCTGGGTTAGTAGATAGGCCACTAACAGATGGTTCCATTACATAAGAAGTTCTTCTTGGTAATGGAGGGGCAGCTTGCATACCAATAAGAGACGATGCTCCGTTGGCAAAATACAACTGAGCGCCTAAGCTTAAGTTATTGGTCAAGCTTGGAGATCCGGAGAAATTGAATACATCAGTCATTCCTTGAAGAAGAGTTGGGACGTTAACTTTTCCAAGTGGAACTGAGTTTACAGTAAGGGAATCGCCACGTACTAGAACTCCGCTAGATACCATAACGGTAAATCCATCACCTTCACGGAATGGGGAAGTTGCTATGCCACCAACAGACGTTTCAGTTATACTAAAGCTAATTATTCCATTGCTAACAACATTGCCATTAGCAGTCCAAACGATTGGGTTACCATTAGCATCTAGTTTAGCTCCAGAGATAGTGCCGAAAGCTAAGAACTTTGCAGTGCCAGCAATAGGCACATTCAAAGCGGTCCTTTGAACAGATACGCAACGAATAGTCCAAGTTTCTGGTGGAGCGTTAATATCAACTAACGTTAGGGTTCCAAGAGATCCTAATCCAACATTTGTGCTAAGTGGAGTATAGAACGTACCACCTTGATCTTGCAAATGTGCAGACTGTAGAAGAATGCGGCCAGTTGTAGGATCTAGTTGATAGTCGTAGTGGTTACTGAAAGTTGTGCTTGAAGTAATTGGTCCGAGTTCCAATCCAACTAATGGAATACCATTCTTGAATAGAGTCGTACGGTTCTGAACTACAGGGAAGTTTTGAAGAGAAAAGTGTCTTCCATCAGCCCCTGTGTTTGACGTGTAGGTAGAATTTAGTCCGTCCTTGCCGCCACCTTGGGCTTGCGAAATTAAGACTTCACTTGTCGTACCTTGGCCTATCATGGCGGTGACACGTGAACCACCAGGGATGGCAACACCACTTGACTGGGTTACTACATCTGTGACTACTCCTGGTAGGATATTGCTTGCGCCTGGGATATTTGGCATGTTAAATCCTTCTCACTCGGTTTGTGGATTGCATCACTAAAATGTAGTAATATTGCTATCCTCTGTGTTATATTAGCACATTTTATTTGGCTTACATTCTTAAACTTTAGAATTTGCGTCTAATATGCCACAGTATTTTACAGTTTTAGTAGCATATCTAGTATGCTGACCTCCGTGTTGATGGTCATATTTGCTGCAACTGGACTATTTGGCTGGGACAAATTCGAAAAGGTTACTGTAAAGAGGATAGCATCAATAGTTGTTTCTATTGGTATTTCTCTTCTCCATTCAGTCCTTATCTCTAATGTCAATGTTTGCCTAAATAGCTTATCATTTCGGTCGTCTGTCTCAGAAGTGCCGCTAACACTGATAGGTTTTACAACAATTCCAATATCATGTAAAGTATCAAAGTGAACTTCTGTAAAGCACATTCCAATTAATTCAACTAAATCGTCTCTGGCCCTTAAGCTTCTGCTCAATACATCAATAATTATCGTACCTTCCCAAGCTCCGCTCGTTACTACGGCAGATGGTTTATAGATAGTTGTTTCATTGCCATATCCATCTTGAAAAAGGATTTTGCTGAAACTAACTGTTCCTTGGTTACGATTTATAGAAATTGGGACATATCGGGTTCCGCCACTCTTGACTAAAATCGCAGGATAGAAGATTCCCTCATATCTGTAATTCTCGCCAATAAAAAGGCGAGTGGGTAAAACTGGATGGGTATTTAACTGTGGATTGGATCCAGGGCCACTAGGCATATCTGCTCCAGGTGGTAGGTCAGTATGGTCTACAGTATTAGGAAATCCCCATTGATCTTTCGAGAAATGGTAATAACTATCGTGCGAAAAGAAATCACGCAAAGTAGAAATGATCATTTCTTTAGGGTATACTATCATCGATGATTGAACGATATTATATACATTCGACAGATCTGATTTTGTAAAATTGTTAGTTCCCATTAATTACCATCTGTATTGTACAACTATTGGAGATAAATACCAATTTATATGGTGAGCATTAGTTGTTCCACCTGTTCTTAGATAGTTTAGGTCGAACGTTGCCGCAATTCTATGTTTGCCATCAACAGTATATGCATTTTGGAATGGAGATATCTGGCCAGAAGATATGGTCATATATTGGGTTGCACTAGTCAAATTTGCTACAGTAGTTACGCCAGGACCGGCAGCACCGGCAACATAATATGAACTTTGCAATAATGAAACTGAGTCTTGTGAAAGATCAAGTACGTTTCCACCAATCTGAAGATTACTCTTAACATCTGCCATGCCATGTGTCGAATTATTAGTCGTAGCAGTTGGTCCAAATGGAATCAAGCTTAGAGTGAACTGATTATTTACGTCAGTTCCAATGTCTAGAGTCGCCGTAGCTGCTGTCATCCAAACGCCCATTTCAACAGAAATAATTTTGACACCATGTGGTAAAGCATAATCTAGCGGTACAGTAAAACTATAGTCTCTTGAATCGACTCCAGCAGTACAATCATAATCTGATACAACCATGTATTGAGCACCTGCACCAAATGCTGGTGGTGGGAAGAAATTCACATAAGAAACAAGTCTAGTAACTCTAAACTTATTTGTCGTATCATCATAAACAACATCAGCCGGACGTGCGCCGGAGCCAACACTCTTATTCTTTGGATAAGAGCTTGCTCCAAAACTGCCGGTACCAATATAGTTCTGATAATCTACTGGAGAGATAGATAGATAAACCGTTTGATTAATGTTAGAGTGAAATGCCCAAGCAGCAGAAATATTCAAACCAACATTCGTATTGGAGCCGTCAATAGTTGGACTATCAAAAGTATTATTGGTGATAGTTACATTATTAATCGCAGCATTATCCATTGACTGAATGTATGCAGATACTAGATTTCCAGATCTGTTAAGTATGTTATTTGTAAACCTAATGATTGGTCCGCCAGTTGCTGTTCCACCCAGAAGAACCATTGGAGAGGCAGCGCTATTAACAACGTTACTAATAATGTTTCCATGAATATTTGCGCTGTTTTCACACTTCATTCCAGCAGTATATTCATAACTAGTAATAATCGGTCCAACTGACTCTAACCAAGTTCTATTCTCTAGAATATTGTTGCTAATAATGCTTTCTCCAGCATCGAAATCAGCTTGCTGGAAATTATCTTGTCTTAATAAGATGCCAATGCTTGGTGGAGTAATTCCGCTGTTGTTAGCGTCTCTATAAGAGCTTAGGAATGCTGAGTTATAAACTGACAATCTATTACGATTAATAGTTAAGCCTTGAGCATTAATAGTTGTGTAAGAGATTCCAGATCTCCAGTTAGCACAACCAACCAATATCCAGTTACAAGCATTCTTCTCGATAGCACAAGCTCCGGTACAGACTTGTACCCAATCAACGTTATTTGTATCGGTCGCCTTAAATGCAATATATTGTCCAACCGAGTCTAGGTTAGTGATTAACTTACAAGCATTGCTTTCGATTATTAACTGGTCCGTCTTATCTCTGATCGTTCCGAGATTTAGAGCTTCTGAATTAGGTCCAGCAGAAACTAGGTCAGATGCTGTCATGTATCCAATGACGCCACATACATTGTTGCTAATCTTGCAATTAGTACAAGCCAACATTGCGCCAGTAATTGGTTGACCTACTGTTCTAACGGTAGATACCAAAATCATTTGGTCTAAGTTACAGATATTATCTGAGATATCTACGTCTACTAATTTTGGAAATGCTGGGTATTCACCAATCGTTGGAGCAGTGATGACAGTAGATGTGATTGCAATAACAGCCCTTAGGTCATTTCCTGCAGCTAGACTGTTGAATCTATTTCCACTGATATCAACGTCTTGAACGATAGCTCCAGAGAATGGTCCGAATGGAATTCCACTAAGCTGCAAGCTAAGGAACGGGAAATGATCAGTAATAGTGTTATTAAATACACAGTCTCTGACAATTAATCCTGTCAAAGAAGTTGTAACATTAGCGTACATCATACCAGAACTGGCATTAACCAAATCTGTAGTAGAGTAAGGTGGAGTGCCAGTTGGACGATAGGTATAGTTGAAAATACAGTCTCTGAACTTTAGCCCGGATCCTACTGCAAATCCTTGTGCTATCGTTACATTGAATATAGAGTCTCGGCAATCAAGCGAACTAGAGTTGCTGATAAGGGCGTTGACATTTACTGTAGACGGATCAATTACTACGTTATTTAGAGTTGTTGCTCCGTTGAAATTAATGGTGCAGTTATTGAAAGTAACGTTCGTAGCTGTTAAAGCAGCATTGAATGTTACAGTAACATTGTCAAATGTTACGTGCGACATATTCATTGAACTATTAAATACTAGTGTAGCAGTAGAGCCATTACCAGTAATCATAAGCGGGAAATCAAGTCCAGGATCTGATGCTAGAGTAAATGCCCCCTTTACTTCCAAATGTCTTTGGAATGCACTATTGAATTTCAGCCAGTTTAGGGCCGTAGCTAATGTCTTGAAATTTCCTTGCGAAGCATCGCTAGTGAGAACAGCAGGGATATTAGAGTCAGAGTCATTAACAAATCTTCTGACATCACGCATAGATGCGGTAGTTGCCGCTGAAACGCCTGAGCCAGTGACTGTAGATGATACTATGTATAAGACTGTTAGATCTTTTCTGTCGTTAAGTATATGAGAGAATGTGCCAGAGTCTATCTGATACGCATTTCCAGTTACTAAGTTCTTAACAGTGACTAGTCTGCTTGGAGCATTTGGTGTGCCTAAAGTAGAATCATAGTCCGTCAAAACTATAGTAACTAATTCGCTTTCTGCGTTTATACAAAGGGCATAATTAATCGGATACTGTAGAGCAATATAAATTTCTTGTAGTGGCGGAATGGTAAATGTTTGGTTGTTTAGACTCAACATATTTCCATTGACTAATGCTAATCCGCCCTTCATTGATAGAAGGCTACCGTTTACATATTGACCGACAACATATCCGTCAAACCCTCTAATTACGCCATTGAAATGTAATAGTCTATCTTGCAATGATACAAAATCAAGAGCAGAAGTAGTTAACTCTTCTTCGCTGATATTTCCGAATTGTCTTAGATCTTTAATCTGTGTTACAGTGTTAGTATCAGAACGTTCCTGACAAGAAGCGATAATCATTATCTCTTCGTCTAATCCTAAACTTGGGAATAACTGGAAGTCAATAAACTGATTTGTAAAGTTTGGAACGCTGTTTCCGAACTCAAAAATGATTTCTAAGTAATCAATATTGGTTTCATCATAGAATCTGGTTACTTCACCAACTTTACCAGAAGTTACTGGGCCCTGTCTTGAGAAACTTACTCCGTCATAAGACGCTAGATTACCAGTATAGATTCCGGTTGCAGCGTCGAAATTGGTTAGCTGTAATGTTATCTTGTTAACGGATCCGAATTGATATCCTCTCAACTTTGGAGAGATTCGAGCAATATCCATTTGACCCAAGAATGAAAGGCTATTATGAACTACTATGCCATTAACGGTGATATCGCCATTAACGCTTATTCTGCCTCTTTCATGAGTAAAACTATTTCCATTTCCATCAACATAGATTTCAAAGTGTCTCTTAAGCGCTGCACTTATAGCAGAGAAGTCGGTAGAAGTTTCTGAATTAAAAGAAACTGAAGATGCGCCTAGATAAATTCCAACTGTAGATCCTACATTAGCGACCGTAGATGGAGAAGATCCTGTAGCATGAACTCCGTCATATACAGTAATTTGAGTTTTGACTGGTGGGCAACAAGTAAATGTAACGCTCTGAATGATGAAACGCCCATAGTTAACTGAACCTAAATTTGTGCCAACCTGTTGAACTACGATTGTTTTACCAGCTTTTAACCCAGAAGCTGACAGATCTAGTGGAATGTTATAAGTTACTGTGGTGTGACCTGGAGGGCCTGGGTTGTTGGTATAGCCGTCGATTGTTGCTACCCAATATCCATCACCATAAGTATCAAGAACTTGTCCAACGTCTAAGTTGAGTAGCTCGCGCTCAGTACCATTTATGTAATAGTTATTACGTTTAAGTGCGGTGTGTAAAATCGTTGGGTAAAGAGCCGCCTCAGCAGAACCATATGAAGTCTGGAATGGAGGGCTAGCTACATTAGCTCCAAATGGACCGAATCCTAGTGGATCTGGAGCTATGCTTCCAACAGAAGGGAACAAATCAATAACGTTCTTTGGATAGTTAAGTGTTGTGGCACTTTGGTCATATACTCCACCAGCACTAACTACTGCGCTAATTACGGAGAAAGAAGCATCTTTAATTGAGTCGGCCAACATGATACCGAATTCACCTTCATGTTGGAAGGCGATGAATCGATAGTTAAATCCAGGTTGTCTAAAGGCCGCATTAGTTGCATCGACAATAGAGGATAAAGTATATGCACCTGGTGTAATACCTTTGTTTCCAGTTACGTCAATAGCTGGAAGAATAGTATATCCAGATAGAGGATTACCACTTGCAAATAATGCTAAGTATAATAGATAGTGAGACTCATTGAATTGGTCTGCGCTGAAGTTTACGCCGATACATTGGGCGCCTCGTGGTGCGCCAATAATTAAGCTTGGTAGAACTGTGGTTGGAGAATCAACTCCAGCTACAGCTAGAACGCCATGCTTGTTGTTATTGAATAGTGGGCGATCAATACGTACAGATGCGTGTGGAGCGTAAGCAATGTTCTTACCAGCAATTCTTACTATAAAGATCTTGTTTCCGCCGCCCTGAATGTATTTCTTTTCAGAGATGACGAATGGAACTTCTATGTTGTAACCGTCTGCACCATAGTTGACTCTGATGATATCACCAGGTCTAACTAGAGCAAATTGCTCATCAAAAGTATTGTTGCTTGTAACAGATGCCGATGGCATAAGTTGAATGATGTCTTCACCAATGGTGATATCATCTAATGGAATGCTGCTACTACCAGTTCCTCTTAAATAAGCGATGGCTGGTGTAATTGAAACTAATGATTGTCCATAACCATCAGCAGTTAGGCTTGAGGATCTAGAGTTCCTAGAGATGCCATTGTGATAAAAGTTTTGGATTCTGGTTCCAAGCGTTAGGATACTTGCACCATCGATAAAGTCAGCGAAAGCTTGTACATCTGTAGCAGTTTGTGGTATAACCGCGAATCTGCTAGTATTAAGGAAAATGCCGCTTGCCAAATGAGCGAAGTGGGATGAGTAAGAAGAACCATTGTTTGTGGTAATAGTCTTTGCAATACCAAATGGAGATCCGTCAGCCCACTGATGAGCTAACAGTTCATTATTCATATCATTGACTACTGCGTATGCGCTGTCATTATCACGAGCAACTCTGAAAACGTTGTTTAGAAATAGTGTAGAACTTCCAGCCACATCAATCTGAAGTAAATCATGGCGATAGATTGCACCAATAAGATGTGGCTCTAGCTTTACGCCAGAAACTGAAATCCAATTTATTGCTAAATTAACTTCTCTAGACAAATCCTTTATGTAATTGTAAAGGTCCTGTGTTCTAAAATCTAAATGTAATTTTGATTCTGGGATACCTGCATTATCCGCAATCATATTATTGGTAATTAAACCGAGACTAGTTACTATGGAAGAAATTACGGTATTCTTCATAGTTCCATCAGGATTAAACGATACGCCAAGCCTATCAGCTAGAGTTGGAGTGCTGCCAGAAAGATTGAGCCCTAAAACTAGCTCAATTTGCATAACGGCATCTCTCAGAGCGTTGAGGGCATCGCCACCAATCTGATCAATATTGTTATTTACAATAGGGAGAGTAGTGTCATCGTCAAATGAAGTAGGATAATTACTCATATTTTCTCTCCTTTATCAAACCAAACTTTTTTACCATCTATCATTTTCCAAGTTTTGCCAGTCATAGCTTCAGATTTTTTCTTTCTAGTTTCTTCAGAAAGTTTTTTGCCAGTCCAATAACCATTTTTGCCAATATGACTTGACGACATTTTCATTATAGTCTTTTCATTTGGTGATTTGCCTTTGTTTGCTGGCACCCTTCCAATGTGTGCTAAAGAATTTTTCTTTTTTGATTCTTCAGAATGTCTAAATCCAGACATTCCATCACCACCATCCGTAAGGTTGTAAACCATTTTTCGACCCAATCGATCACGCATTTCCATTATCCAAAAAATCTCTTCTTGATTTGCTTGTTCTTTAGTTTCAATTATAGAAATAATCCATAAATCAAAATTATCTCTGCCATATTGCTTTATCTTTTTATCTATCAATGAATTATCTTTGACGCCATTATTTTGAACATGACGCTTATCTCTATTATTCGGGTCAATTGTTTGACCAATATAGATTTTACCAGATATTTTATTTTCATATGCATAGATGTAAAACATACTCACCATGTCTCATTATATATCTAAAAATTGTTAGACCTTACCCTATTGGAGAAAACTCCCTAACATTAATGCGAAACAAGTAATATACTCGTTATCCTTGACAATATACAACAGTGCCTGCTGCACCTGCTGAGCCAGTACCACTAGGGCCAGAACCCGCTGCTCCACCGCCAGCAGATGCAATTCCAAGCCAGGATGGCTTAGTATTGTAAATGATAACGACACAACCGCCACCACCGCCGCCACCACCAGCCCAGCCTGCTGTATTAGCTCCTGCACCACCATTGGCTTGTAAAATACCGCTTCCCGCAAGTACATTAGCACAAATCAATAGAGTTCCGGCACCACCACCACCGCCACCTCCGTCAATGGGTGGACCACCACCAGGTGATGCTCCACCACCTCCACCAGTACCACCGCCCCATGAAATAATAGTTGGCGCACTAATTGCAGTGCCACTCATTGCAGTATTTCCTGACAACCAGTTGCTTACAGTAAAGCGAGTGATATCAAAAGCTGTTGGATTAATGTTATTACGATCGCCTCCCAAATTAGCAATATTGCCGCCTGCACCACCAGCTCCACCTAATGCGACTGTAGCATCTCCACCAACTGCTGTTACAAAGCTTACACCAGATTGAGCCCCGCTAAAATGTAGACCTGAGCCTCCATCAGAGCCTCCACCAGTCCAAGCCCATACTGTACCAGGACCTGCTGTTGTACCAACTGCATCCTCGCCAGAATTATTTATGATGCCATTAACTGTTAATGTCCCAGTACACATAATGATAAATCCATTAGTCTTAATTGTAGCTAGTGCGCCAACAGTAAGATCAGTGCAAACAATGTTTCTATCCATAGTATATACTTTAGTGGCACTTGGAGTTAATCCTAAAACAACGCTTATTCCATCAAATGTAGCTACACCATCAGCGCCACTTCCAAAATAAGCTCTAGCTGAAGACCCTGGGCTGGCTGGAGCCCATGAAGCCCCATTGAATGTTAGTGCCTGACCACTAGTTGGGGCCACGGCTGATACTGGAATGGTTTGCAATTTAGCAACTGTTGGGCTAGGATATGTTCCGGCTAAGTCTCCGCTAGCCGCGCCATTTGGTGGTAAGGCAGCTACGGTAGTTGGAGTCCAAGCTGCTCCAGTCCATTCTAGAAGTTGTCCTACACCTGGCACTGCTGCTGATACTGGATGACCTTGTAGCTGTGCGACTGTTGGGCCAGGATAAGTTCCTGATAAATCTCCGCTTGCAGCCCCGCCTGGAGGTGGTGCAGCAGTAGGTGTCCACGCACCGGCAGTAAAGATTAATACTTGGTTAGGTGCTGGAGCTATATTTAGAACTGGATGCCCTTGTAATCCACTTACCTTAGGAGATAAGGCGGTAGAAGAGGGACCGCTCAAATCTCCACCCAAAGTAACTATACCTAAATTAGAAGTGCTTGTCCCTATAGTAGCTTGATTGATAGTTGGAACTGTTAGTACTGCAACAAGCTGCTGTAATGCTTGCTCTACCGTTGTAGTAGTAACGCTATTTATAACTAACGTTGGAAATAAATCTATTTGAGTAGCGTTATGTCTAAACTCAGCACCATCGACATGTTTTTGAAAATCGAAGCGATCGGTAACTAATCTACCGACGCCTGGAACGTAATTTGGAGATGATGGATTTTGGCTATTTGGCATAATTATTCTCTTTTACGTATGTGGGTTTATGGCAAGATTATCTGGTGAGTATGACCTAAAACTGTCATAACTTGCCCATTTATAATTGGATGATTATGGCCTTGTGACATAGCTGTAGTTTGATTAATTTGACTGACTGACAAAACCTTTTCATTTACAACAATCTCATGACTGTGTGGCGGAAGGCCAAGAGCAAAACCAAGACTTGTATTGAGTTTCTTAGGAAAATCTGCTGTATTTCTGAAGACGCGGATCTGATAAGCTGGGTCATACTTACGAATTCTAAACGTTCTAAGTTTTTGACCACCTTGTTGTCCCAAAATAGTATTGTTACGAGTTACGCCAGCAACTTCATATCTAAACTCTTCATTATCATTTTGATCAAACAAAATCAAAACATCTCTTGTTTTAATTGTTGGAACAGTTAATGTCCAAAGTCCTAATGGAAATTCAGATTCCATTCCAGCTTCATACATCTTTAGATTTTCTTCTGTTGGATCTGGTCTAACCAAAATTCTTCCATCAGATCTTCTTGGATTAAAATACTGCTCATATCCGAAAACAAATTTAGTTCCATAACAGAATGGGCACCTATCATCCGGATATTCACTAGATGCTAGATAGCATGAACATGTTACGCCAGTCTGTACTCTCTTAATTAGGACTGCAGGGCGCCCATCGACAGATAATAACACATCTTGTCTTTGTGTATTCTGATCTTGCAATGAGAATCCACGATAGATATTGTAGTTACCATTAGCATCAATACAGCCCATTTCTCCACCAATATAGCTGCCTACACATGTTCCGTTTAGAAGCTGTACAGGATCTGTTCTGTGATATCCAGCATAGTCATATGGAGGGAAGGTTATATTGGCAGCGTCAGCAGCAGACAAGTCAGTTGATAGAACATCTTGAGTTACTTGATGATAACCATCTAGAATAGTAAATGGAAAGTTAGGGTACTCGAAGCGCATTTGGCAAACATAAATGTTGTCCCAGCGACTATCTTCTTCAATAGCCATAACGCTAACAAGAGGAGTATATGTGTTGTACCCATCAAATCCGGAAACTGTATGACTGGTAATTGGTGTAGAGTTAAAACCTCTTCCTCCAGGTAGGCCAATAGCTCCACCAACAGTTTGTGCCGTAAAGTAATCACCCAGATGAAACTTTGTCGTCTCTGTAATTGAGAAACTTAAGATCCCATTAGAAACTATAGCGCCATTAGCTGTCCACACAAAATTGTTGCCATATCCGTCAACTAGACTTCCTGATAGAGATCCGATAGCCTCAAATTTAGCGCTAGAGTATCCATCGATTCTTGCCTCAACGCAAAGTATCTTCCACGTCTCATT